CTAGTACGTCAACGATGTAGTCAATAGTTTCAATGCCACTATCTGCGTAGTGGGCAGGGCTGTTCACCATGTCCTGTTGCTTCATGTATTCCTCATGCCTTAGGGTGTCCATAGCTTTACCTCACCTGTGTCTGTATCATACTCACCATTGCGTAGTATACGTGCTAGTCGTGCGTTCTCTAAGGCTACTTCTTCAGATAGACCTTTACTCTTAAACGCATCAACCACTTTATCCCATCCACAACCATTAGCCAAAAGTTTATTAGCAGTCTTGGGACCAATAGTTGGACAGCCGCTGTAGTTATCTGTACTGTCACCAACCAGAGTTTGGTAGGCGAAATTGTAGTTAGCTTCTTGTTCAGTGATTGTAACCACCTCACCATTAAGCCAGTGCTTTGCTGGTATAGTAAGCAGGTCTTTATCTTCAGACCATATAATAGTATCTGCGTTCGCAGTACCAAGTATCCCAAGGACATCATCAGCTTCTAATCCCTTATATATAATTGTGTTGTACTTACCCATGATGTATTCCCTAGCGTAAGGTAGCAGCATAGGCTTACGAGTTTTCTTACGGTTGGCTTTGTAGTAAGGCGCAACCTTCTTGCGATAGTTATCGCTGTCTGACAAGGCAACGATGCAGTCCTGCACTGGTGCTTCATCTGTAAGTTTGGTGATCTGGTCAGAGATACGTATAGCTACGTCATCCTCAAAGCAGTGTAGTGTCCAGTGTCCATCACCCCAATTCACTGGTGTCTCAGCAGACATAGCAGCCTTGTAAGCAATGATGTCACCATCAATAAGCAGTAGGGTCATCGTGTACGTCCTTCTCTTTTTCCTGTTTACGTAGGATGCGTAGTCCTGTCTGTACCTGCACATAGTCTAAGTATGCCTCAACAATCCACTTAACACTGAGGCATATACTTACACTCATAAACGAACAGGTTAGTATTAACTTCCAAATGAAATCAAAGTCCATTCAACTTCTCCTCTACTTGTGCTAGTACCTGTCTTGCTTGTGCTTTCTTTAGCTTGAACCACTCGTTCCTACGTTCAGTAGTCATACCCTCTGCTATCTGATGTGCGATAGCCTCAGCCTTACGTCTGTCGTTAGTGCTGATTGTAGCTACCACCTCGTAGTCACGGAAGGGGCTGCTTGTCTGATAGCTATTGCATCTATCATCAGCATCAACAGCCATACCAATCTTGACCCACTTAGGCCATGCTGGATTGGTAATGATGTAGACCATACCCTCAGTACTACGTTCATAGTTCTCAAGACTAGAGAAGGCTGCGTCATCAAACGATTTGTATCTACCAGCCTTCCACAAAGGATGGGACTGTGGTACATACTTACCATTGACAAACATACGCTTACTATTCTTACGGTTATGTGACTCTACCCTGTTGCGTCCACTAGAACTACCAACATACCACCATTCACCATCTTCAAAGACTGTGTTAATGTTAGTGGGTGTCTGACCAGTTGCGTCCGTACTTGTACTCACTGTCGAGTCTGCATCTGAATCCGTAGTGCTGTTCGACATCTCGCATACACTGTTGAATAAGTCTTCCTGTCTCATCTTCTTGACCTTCCTTTACTACTAATTGAACTTCATCATGTACAAACGCTACGATGGTAGCATCTAGTCCTGCCTTCTTGATAGCATCAGCTATGAATACATACCAAGTCTTACATAAGATAGCACCACAACCCTGCAACAAACTGTTGAGTGCAGCGTGGCTGTGTCTGATAGGTGTGTGCCTACCATCTAGTCCCTTGATGTAACCACGATCATCTGCTGCTTGATACTGCATCCTTCAGCTTCTTGAGTGCAGGTAGCTGGCTAAGAAACTTCTTCTTAATACGCTTACCTTCCTTCGCACCCTTGCCTATGATCTTACCAATCTTCTCATCACCTGCACCATACAAGAATCCATAGATGAATGTCTTGGCATTGGAACGTGTGGGAAGACCAGCAGCTTCTTGGTTGGTGGTGTGTACGTCACCGTCTAACACTACGTTGGCATAGTTACCATCATCATACCTAGCCATGTAGTGTGCTAGGCAGCGTAGTTCCAAACCTGATGCGTCAGCACCTAACAAACTGTAGCCTTTGGGTGCAATGAATAAGGAACGACATTCCTTACCATAGGATGCACCAACGCTAGGCACTTGCCCAAGGTTTGGGTTGGCGTGGGTACACCTAGATGTAACAGCACCCATATGGTTTACTCTACCATGTAGTCTGCCGTTGTCCTCTAGCTTGAGCCACGCCTGTTTGCCAGTGGCTAGCTGGCCTATGCGCTTGTTTAGTAGTAGGTATTCCTGTAGCAGTCTAGCCTCTGGCATGTCAATGCTTTCCAGCACTGTCTCATCTACCTTAGGCTCACCACTGTCAGTGAATACTGTAGGCTCCCACCCTCGCTTCATCAGTCGGTCAGCAATCTGCTGTCGTGATGCAGGGTTGAATGGGATGGTCTTAGTCTTAGTCTTTAACTCAATGATGGTAGGCTCAAACGTGTCTACCAACTGTTGTTCGATGTCAGCCTTGCGTCCAGCTAGGCTAGCATACAGTTCTTGTGCAGCCTTAACATCAAAGTCAAAGCCTCGTTCTTCCTGCTGTACTAGCAGAGTATGGATTACTTGTTCAAGATGTAACGCATCGTTGCTGAAATTTTTGCTGAGAATTTTCTCATACAGTTTCTGCGTAACCCTTGTGTCTTGGATGCAGTACTCCAACATTTCGGTGGTGTATGCTGCAAAGCTTTCGCTATGATTATTGAAGTCACCTTTTAATTCTCCTAGTCTTACGCCCCATGCCTTCAAGCTATGACTACCAATGATCTTAGCAGGGAACTTACCCTTGCTGTACATAGTGAAGTCTAGTTCTTTTAGGTGAGGCCAGATTGTCCTAGAGTATACCAACGTATCTACTATCTTACCCTTGTAGGTATAGTCATGTAGCTTCTTCATCACACGCAAGTCATAGTCAATGATGTTGTGACCAATCAAGGTCTTTGCATTGTCCATAAACTCTAATGCTTCTTGCGTCTGTGTTGGGTCAAAGGTGTGTACCTCGTCAGTGTTTACATCCCTGAAGACATGACACCAAACTTGTGTCACCTCTTTGAGTAGATGGTCTGCTTCTAAGTCCCATATGTATTCCATACTGTGTCTCCGCACTAGTTAAAATTCTACGTCTGGTTCTTCCTCATCATCAAAGAATACCTCAACCATACGTCCACTGTCCTTCATGTATTGAAGGCTGTTACATAGGCCAGTGTCACCTGACCACCTGTTCTTCAGAACCCTGACGTTGCTTATGTCAGGACGTTCCTTGTCTTGCTGGTTCCTTTCCAATCCAATCACGATGTCACTTAGCTGACCGATAGCAGCACTACCACGTAGCTGTGACATGCTGGTTTGTGCGCCGTCCTCATGTCCCCTGTCACCAGACGGACGCTTGAGATGTGAGATAAGTATCATGCCACAGTTAAGTTCCTCAACTAGAGAACGCATAGCTGTCATAGTGTTATCAATGATACGTCTTTCATCTCCACCTTCTAGGCCACTAACAACGATACTGATATGATCAAGTACAATAAAATCGCAACCACAACCACGAACAAGGTAGCGTATCTTGGATAGCAGGTTGTCACTATCAGTACTGCCCCAATGATCATAGAGATATACTCTACCTGAACCAACTGTTGCATCAAAGGCATCACGTAACTCCTTGTCGTTGATGTCTAGTTCACCTAGATGCAAGGGCTTGTTAAGTTCGATTGACATAAGACCCAAGGCAGTACGCTTGACGTTCTCCTCTAGTGCTATGTAACCCACTGTCTGACCTGACTGGATAAGACCATGCGCTAACTCACGTGCTAGCTGTGACTTCCCAATGCCCGATCCTGCTGTCAGTGTTACAATCTCACCCTTGCGACAGCCACCTACCTTCTCATTCATTCCTGAGTAGGGGTAGGGGATAGACACACGTTCATCTACTGCTGTCACCACATCCCACAAGTCAGTACCAGCTACGATACCGTCTGGTCTGTAGGTCTTAGCACTCCACATTGAGTTAAGTAACTCAGTAGTCCTACCAGCCTGTAGCATTTCACTGGCATCTTTAAGTGGTAGGGTGGCTATGCTTGCCTTGTCTGGTGGTAGTATCTTGGCACACTCAATGGCTGCTGCCTGACCTACCTCATCCTGATCAAACATTAGGCAAATCTTATCGAACTTACATAGCCATTCGATTGACTTAGCTATAGCTTTCTTCGCACCTGCTGCACCATTAGGTACACTAACGACAGCCCACTTGTGTTCAAAGGCTTGGCTAACTGACAAGGCATCTATCTCACCCTCGACAACGGTAATCATCTTACCACCATCACGGCATAGATGTTGACCATACAAGCCAGCATCCTTGAGGCTACCAATAACAGTGAAGTCTTTGTTAGGGTGGCGTACCTTCTGTGCTACAACGTGGTTGTCCTTGTTGTAGTAGTTGGCTACTTGTACCTTCTTACCGTGGTACTCAGCTACACCATAGCCCCAATGCTTCAGTGTCTTCTCTGTTAGCTTGCGCTTGGTTAGGTGTGTAGGTGTAGGTTGCAAGAACTTAGTGTTAGTGCTAACCGTATCTCGTACTGGTTCCATACTATTTCCTTCCGCTGGTGTAAACTTATCACACGCAAAGCAGTAGTGATTGCCAGAACTATACAACGCATTGGCATCACTACTGCCACAAGATTCACAGGCCTCATGCCTGATGAATGTACTGTTATCTTCCATTGCCTAAACCATGTCGCAAGGTTTGTGCAGTGTTCTCAAGTCCGTGTACTATCTCCATGATAAGTTCATCATCATACTTGATGTCATCAGATAGCATAGCATGTGCCATGTCGTGATAGCTTACATGTTCTGCTAGTTCATGCTGGTCTACATAGACTGATACACTCAGACCATCAACACCGAACTCAGCGTTCATGTCTACTTCAGATACCCATTCTTCTTTGATGTCAATGACACTCATAACCACTCCTTAGGTATAGTTCCTTCTGCCCAAACAAATCCTTGTCGATCTGCCCACTCACCACAGGTCATCTTAGACCCATCCTTTCTTTTCTTAGCACCCTGAATAGTAGCACTGGCTTTCTGAAATACAAAGCGCACATCCAAGTCAGGATACTGTGCCTTGATTGCCTTCATCTTGCGCTGGCTATCCTGTCTTAGATAACCCTTCAGTTCTACTATCATTGTGCCTACCGATAAGTCAGGGATGTAATGACGTTCCACATAGTAGGCCAGCTTTTCTGGCTCGTATACATATGGAACGCCACGTTCATCTAGGTCTGCAATGACCCTTGCCTCAAAAGTCCCCTTCGTCATCGGCATCACTAGCAGTAGGTTCATCATCGAACATGTCATTGCTGTTGTCCTTGGCTACAGCCTGTGCAACATACCCATCTTCCTCATCAAAGATAGATGCTGGCGCACCATACTCTACCAAGTCAATGACCTGCATAGCCTTCAGTCGTAGTGACACACCCACCTGCTTGGTTGACTGCATCACATAGGGGAACGGTTCGACAGCAATCTTAACTGTTGATCCGTTACCGACAGCAATAGACTTATCCATTGGTGTCTTCTTTGCATCCACCACTGATGGCTTCTGTGTGTATGTCTCACCAGACTTAGACTTGATCCGTGCCTTCAGCTTAGACTTGAACACTAGGTTGCCAGTCTCATCACCATTGTCATCTACTTCCTTGCTGTATGGTGTAGCTGTGGACAGGACTGCCTTGAGTTTTGGGTTGTCCTTGACAGCATCTTGGAATTTAGTTTGGATAATTCCATCAAGCTGTTCACACACTGCTGCTGCTTCTGCTTCAGGTATAATAACCTGTGTTGAGTACTCTCCCTCTGGTACGAAACGTGTATCAGGTTCAAATACTTTTGCCCATTGGGCTTTGCCTTTAATTATAATCACTATCACTTCTCCTTAGTTGTTAAAGTTAGTCAGGCTATAGGTACAGATTAGAACTAGGCAAAAAAGTATTGAGATTTCAATACGTTGTTGATGTCTAAACTGCCCTGACTTGGTGGTGTCGGAACGTCCTCAGTTCCAAGTGTGACAATAGCATGTTGTCTTAGCATTGTCAACACATCATGTTCAGTATACATCTGAACAAACTCTTGTCTCAATACATCAGACAGCCTTGGCATCTCGCTACTGTGTGTACCATAGCTGTCGTGTACCATGGCAAAGTGTCTGATACCCTGCTGCTTGCAGGTATTGATAGTCTTAGTCATAGCTGCTGCATCCATAGAGTGGATGAAGTTAGGGCTAGCACCTGAACCAGTACGCCGCTTGCTTACTTGGTTAGGTATGTCTCTGTTGAGTACTAGCTGGATTGTGCTACCGTTAATCAGGCTGGTGATCCTACGTTTCTGTACCTCGTTGTAGTTCTGCATGACCAGCCAGTTGGTTGGTGTTACCCACTCCATGTGTCTGTTGTGTTCAGCATAGACAGCACCCACATCCTTGATGTAGTCCATGACCTGTCGTGCTGCTGTAATCACACCGTTGATTGCATCCCACACATGCCTAGCTAGGTAGAGAGTAGCATCGAATAGGTCATCACCAAATATATCTGGTGTTCCCTTCTCAATCTTATCACGCATAGCTTCCTCAATGTAGGTACGACATGAGTGCATCGTGCCACTGTAGGGTACAATCATCACTGACCGTTTAGTTAAAGACCTGTCGATGCCAAACTCTATAAATTTTTTCGCTAGAATTTCGCCTTGGTCTGCATCCCTAGAGATGTTACGCATTGCCTCATCAGCTACCTCAGTGTAGATGTCTTGTGGTACATCAGATGCTAGCAGGTTGGTAGCCTTACCACCACGTTCATCACGCAGTATTGCTGATAGATGTTGTAGTCCGTTGCAGCTACCATCAGCAGATACAGGTAGGTTTGACATGTACCCCCAGCCCTGCTTGACTAGGCCAGCAAACTCTATACACCAGCCTAGAAACTGGAATGGTTTGTCTGCATCCAGCCACCAGTTGTTGTCGTATGGGTTGTCAGCCACACGTTTGACCTCATCTGCTATATCCCACGCCCAACCTTCACGCTGGTCTAGTGTGATCTTGTCGTTGCCATACAGATTAGCACCATGAATACACAACCATCGTGCATCATCCCATCCACTGATAGGCTTGGCTACCCTGAACGTCATCAATCCCTTACTCCAGTCTGCTGCCTGTGGTGACAGGAATGTGCTAGCTGGATACTTGCGAGAACGAAAGTCATTCTGCCATACATAATAGAACTCATCATACTTGCTGTACTGTTCAGCTATCTGTAGTGTGCGTTCCACCTGTATGCGTTTGCTTACAGTCTTGTTGTTGTAGGTATACACCTCGTTACGTTTCTTACTCCAGTCCTTGAACAGCTTACGTTCTGCCTCATCCATAGCTGCTGGTTCCTTGTTGAAGGGGTAGCTAGGTAGTGGCCTGTCCTCTCTGGCTGGTAGTCCTGCCCACTCTTGTCCACTATCCCACATGTTACGGATAATCTCAAGCACTGGCTTGTTGATCTGCCATGGTGTGTGTTGCAGTGTGTTCAAGCAGTCGAACTCTTGGGATAGGTCACGCTGTTTCAGCTTGGTCATATGTGCCTTCATACTATCCTCTCCTGATTATACTCAATGGGTCTAAGAAATCTGCGTAGTATCCACCACCCTCTGTGTCTGTCCAGTCCTTGGGTGGTACGATACATGGTGTCCATCGTGGTCTTGATACTTCCATATGTGAATTAAATGCCTTGACCCACTCCTCTGTGATTGGTGTTGCCCTAAGATATGTAGTCGTTTTGTTTCTGCTAGTCGATAGTCTTTCAAGTCTGACTAGCCCTGTGTTCTTGATGATTACATCAACCAGCTTCATGCCTACATGGATACGCTGATCCCCTGTCCATGCTAGATGTTTGTATCCATCCTTGTTCATCTTGTTAGTCAGGCCGTAGCGTCTGGCTGTCGTACCCTTTTCGTTAGCCTTCTTGATTGTGTTTCGTGCTGTGTCTCCCTCTGCTTCGATCCACTTCTCAAGTCTGTCTTGCATCTCGATGTTACCACCAATATTCTTTGCCACTTTAACCAAGGCCTGAGCCTTGCTGATGCCATCCACCATAGACACTAGGGCTATGTATGCTACAGCATCAGGCTTCATGCCCTGTAGCTTCTTGTAGGCTACATCCCTGTTGCTGGTTGGTGTGTCCTGTAGCTGCTTTACTCCATCTGCTACTGCACCTACCACTGTGGCAATCATAGTCCTACCATGCAGCGTGTGTGTTTCTTTGCCCTTACCTATGGCATCGTCTACTACACGCCTGAACCTGTTGATACCAGCATCCAGCATTTCTCTTTCTAATTCAAGCTGTTGTTCTAAACTGTACCCCATAGCCACACCCCTGTTACATGTATAGTATTACTGATAGGATTGGTACGCCTACAATCATGCCCAGCATACATGCAAATTGCAATCCCATATAAACTTCATTGTCTGTGTAATGTCCTAACAAACCAGTGACTAGGATAGACAGCAAACAAAGCCAAACAAAACCTTCCATCATTCCTCCCCATAGTGACGCATCATCCAGTGTTGTTGTGCTGATACATGTTCGTACTCAGTAGACTCCACTGCCCACCTCGCGTTACACTCAGGACAGAACCACTCAATCATACCATCCACTGCGTATAGTGCTTCTGCCTCACCATCCCCACACATTTCGCATTGCTTAAAGCCCATACTCATAACCCTGACTCCTCTTTAACTCTTAGTAGTTTACCTGCTGTATACCCATGCTTGAACTTGATGTGATACTCAGCTAAAGTATCCTCATCGTACTGGTTGTCGTACTTCACAGCGTGATAGCCGTTGTGATATCCCATGACATAGGCATCATCGTACTTGTTGCGTGTCTCTTGGTGCTTGTAGTTAGGCATCATCATCACTCCACACTAGATTGTTTACCCGATAGTAGGCAGTCTCTAGCTTACCTACCTGAGACATCCACACATCCTGACACTCAGTCAGGGTTTGTAATACATCCCCAACAATCTCATTCATGTCCTTCAGTGCTTGCTGTTGGTCTGCATTGAGTGCCTTTATCAAGTCCTTCTTTGCTTTCTTTCGTGCTGCTTCTCGCTTGTGGTACTCTTTCATATGATCGGTCATTGCTTTGTCTCCGTCTTGATTGCATGATTGCTTTAGTGACTGGTGTTATTTTCATCATCATCATCCACCAGCTTTAGCATAGGTTCGTTGTCATTGTCAACCCCATAAAAGTAGGTTTCATAGTATAAATTATCGTCATCCATTAGCTGATACAGGTAGTCA